ACAAGGATTCTGGACTCTGTTATCTCTTTACCACGGCCACGATTTACCCTCATGAGACACCTTTAACTCCGTTTAGTATCTACGCATACAAGTACTTCAATGGTGACTACTCTGCTGCTGCTAAGGAGCTCTATAAAGAAGGTTATGGAGAGCGTAAAATCCGCAAGGTAGAGATAGAGAAAATCGAGATTCCGCAGGAGGATTTGATATTTCCGATTGATGTATTCCCTGACTCAATACAGAGTTATATTCTGTTAAATCAGAAAACACTTAATCATTCTATTGACTACATGGGATGTAGCTTGCTTTGGCTTCTGTCGCTCTGCATTGGTAACGCTTGCAAGGTAGAGGTAAAAACAGGCTGGAGAGAGTCTTGCAACATCTGGATTGGATTGATAGGCAAGGCAGGTCTAGGTAAGACTCCTAGTATAAATGCGATTATATTTCCGATTGCTAAGAAGAATAGCTTTGAGATTAAGCACTTCCAGAATGAGTACAAGAAGTACAAGGAGTACGAGCGATTGACTGCCAAGGAGAAGAAGGATGTGGAGGAAGTTAGGGAGCCTGTGAGAAAGCAGTTGATAGTAAATGACATCACTGTGGAGGCCTTAGCGGATTTGCACGAGGAAAACCAAGTAGGCATAGCTGTATTTAAGGATGAGCTCAATGGCTGGATAAAGGATATGAACAAGTACAAGCCTGGTTCTGATCTTGAGTTTTGGCTGTCCTGCTGGTCAAACCAAGCAGCGATTCTGACAAGGAAGACCGCTAAGAGTAGCTTTGTTCAGAGTCCTTTGATTCCTGTGCTTGGTGGTATTCAGCCTGGTATATTCTCGCAGATATCCACGATGGAAAACAAAGACAATGGATTCCTAGACCGATTACTTGTGAGCTACCCTGATAAGGAGATTGAGCATTACAACAAGAACTCAATAGACCAAGAGATTTTGGATTGGTATGAGGCTTACATTAGTCAGTTCTATAACCTAGTGAGAAACCAGGTGTTGCAGTACAATAAGTTTGGAGAGATTGAGAGTCGGATAATTCGATTTGATAGCCTAGCAGATATTGAGTGGGAACGGATATTTAATAACATCACAGACTTGCAGAACTCTGATGACATATCTGAATATGTAAAGTCGATGTTAAGTAAGCAGAAGGCTTATGTTCCTAGATTTGCTTTGCTGATTAATACGCTCTGGTCATTTGAGACAGGGAAGGACTTTGATTTTGTTACTAAGGAAAGTTTGCTTAAGGCAGAGAAGTTAAGTAACTACTTCATTGCGATGTCTAAGAAAATTAAGGTCAGTAGCCTTGAGTCTAATGAGCTTAGTGAGATCATTAGGTCTATGAAAAATGAGTCCATAGAAAAGAAAATTGAGATGATTCATAAGACCATCCCAGATTTTAACCGCTCTGAGTTAGCAGAGTTATTGAATGTTAGTAGAACCACTATTTATAAACACTTAAAGAAATGATGACTATTAATAGTTTATCTGGTGGTAAAACATCTAGCTACATGGCATTGCATTATCCTGCTGACTACGAAATATTTGCTTTGGTTCAGATTGAAGATGTAAACTGCAAGCCTAAGGATCAGAGCATAGTAAAATATGCTTCTGAAAAACTAGGACAGGATTTTATTGCTACGGCAGAAAGCGACTTAACTTTGTACGCAATGCGTGACCTAGAGCAGTTATTAGGTAAAGAAATAATCTGGGTAAGCGGAAGAACATTTGATGCTTTAAACAAAAAGAAAAAAGCAGTACCTAATAAGCAATGGAGGTTTTGTACTACTGAAATGAAAATGCGACCAATATTTGATTGGTGGTATAAAAACATTGGAGAAAAGGTGAAAATGGGTGTAGGTTTTCGATACGATGAAAAAGAAAGAGCTGATAAGTTTAGTACAACTCTAAAAGGAATAATCGGTCAAAAAAACAATCGTAATCAATGGAAAGAAATAGAATGGAGAGAAGGTTATTTCCCATTGATTGAAAACAAGATAACTCATTATCCTATTTACCAATGGGCACAGAAAAGCGGTATTGTATTTCCTGAAGATAGTAACTGCGTTGGATGCTTTTGGAAACCAGTACAGCAACTTAGGAAAAATTGGGATGAAAATCCACAAAAAATGCAATGGTTTGCTGATCAAGAAAAGATAGGAACTTGGAAGACAGACATCACCTACGAGCAAATAAAAAACATAGGTTTACAACAAGACTTCTTCTTTGGAACTGGAAGCGGTTGCCAATCTGGTTTTTGTACAGATTAATAACTAAACACTTAAAGAAATGATTGAAGCACTAGACGAAGTATCAGAAATCCCATTTCAAGTATTCTGGAATAAGTACATGGAGCAGAGACCTGGCGACTATGACAAGACTTACACCCAGGGGATTTGGCTAAAGATGAGAGAAGCAAATAGGGTTCTTGCATTTGAATATATGTCAAGGTTTGGTACAGACTACAAGACTCCTGTTTTGCATTTAGAGGCTTTTGATTTGCCTTTTTGATATGAGACACGGCTCTTTATTTTCCGGTATAGGAGGCTTTGATTTAGCCTCGGAATGGATGGGATGGGAAAATGTATTTCATTGCGAATGGAATCCATTTGGACAGAAAGTACTTAATTATTATTGGCCTAATTCTATAACTTACAATGACATCACAAAGACAGATTTCACTATTCACAGAGGAGGAATTGACATCATTACAGGTGGATTCCCATGTCAACCCTATTCATCCGCAGGAAAGCGACTCGGCAAGGAGGATGAGAGACACCTCTGGCCGGAGATGCTTAGAGCAATACGAGAGATTCAACCGACCTGGGTTGTGGGCGAAAACGTTCGTGGGCTTACTAATTGGAATGGAGGGCTGGTATTCGATGAGGTGCAGGCTGAGTTGGAAGCTCAAGGCTACGAAGTCACACCGTTTCTACTTCCAGCTTGTGCCGTCAACGCTCCACACAGAAGGGACAGAATTTGGTTTATTGCTTACTCCAAATCTTGTGCAGATAGCAGAAACTCCAGAAGAATATCAAACGAGACAAAAGAAAAGAACGGAGGATGGATTGAATCAGGCTCCTCATCCCAACAACAAGTACAACTGCCTACTGAGTCAAGTTCTTTATTCGGGGATGTTTCCGACCCCTCAAGCCTCAGATTTTGTGAGCACAGTTCAAGACAAAAATTATTCTCTGAGACATTTGGAACACAACTCGGGATGGACAAACAAAATGATTCCTACTCCCAGAACCAGGGATTGGAAGGGATGCGAGGGGAGGAGAGGAGATATTCCAAGCTTCATAGAAGACAATCTAGGATTGAAAACTGGACAAACTTCCCAACTGTCTCCCCAATTTGTAATGGAGATGATGGGCTTTCCGACAGATTGGACTCTATTACCTTTCCTAAATGGAGAAACGAATCAATCAAAGCCGGTGGAAACGCAATAGTTCCACAAGTAGTTTATCAGATATTTAAAGCAATCGAGAAGTATAATCAACTTGATAAGCAACTATCAATATGAAACCACTTGACATTCTTAAACAACTCAAGGAAGAATCTATGCTAGAATCTTATCCGAATGTGCCTAAGTATGCCATATCAGCACCGAAGTACGAGGACAAGACAGCTAATGGACTCACCAAGTGCGTTAAGGAGTTCCTAGAGCTTAGTGGATACCAGGCAGAGCGAATAAACACTATGGGTAGACCAATCGACAACCGAAAGCAGGTCACAGATGTAATTGGTAGAACCAAGACCATCGGCTCGATGACCTGGGGCAAGTCAACAGCAACCAAAGGATCAGCGGATATTTCAGCTACAATCCTAGGCAGGTCGGTAAAGATAGAGGTAAAGATAGGCAGAGATAGGCAGTCAGAGCATCAGAAAGTCTACCAAGAGGCCATCGAAAAGTCTGGAGGTCAATACTGGATAGTAAAAAACTTTGCTGACTTCTATGAAAAATATCAGAATTTTCTTTTATCCAATAAATCAATAACTTAATATTACAAGACAAACCAAAAACAATTAAAAAAATGGCAAATTTATCAGAAATCTTCCTAAAGCAGGAAACACTAGAAACCCTACTAAGCACAGTTAAGGCAAAGGGTCTAAAAGGAGTCTCACTAACCATCTCAATGAACGATGAGGCGAACGATTACGGACAGAATGTTCAATCCTATGTCTCTCAGACAAAAGAGGACAGAGAGGCTAAAAAACAGAAGTTCTGGACAGGCTCAGGCAAAGTATTTTGGTCTGATGGTAAACCAGCGATGGTGGTAGAGAAAAAGCAAGCACATCAATCTAAACCTCAGTATGCCGAGAAGGAAACCAACGCCCTCCCATTCTAAGTTTATCCTGAAGCGTAGGTTTATTAATAAGTTCAACGAATACACAGAGTGGCAAGACATCGGATATGGAGAGTTTCTCTCCATTGAAGATGTTCAAGAGAAAATAAAGCTGCTGATTCAGAACTATAAGAATAAACACATGGAAGTACACTTTGAAATGAACGGCAAACTATTAGACTTTAATGGAAATGAAATATCACATCCTATTAAATTTACACCGAAATGAAAAGGCATCTTTTGCAGTTACTTAAATTTATAAATGTAGCCCTAGGTTTTATGACCTGCCTATATTTAATATCTAAGTCTCTAGGGATGTTTGCATTGGTACTTGCTATTTTCATCACTTACTTAAACATCACTATTGATGAAATACTCAAAGGAACAGATTAAACGAGCAGTACGATCCTGTGTATTCTGTGAGCGAAACGGAATCAAAGCTGACCCAGAGATGGAAGACCATCCTGAAGCAGGAGAGATATTCTTCAATCACTTCATGGGAATGGTAGAACCTAGGCTTACGGAACTGCTAGAGAATCCTAGATATGTTATTAAGCTACAACTAATTACTAGACACTTACATCACAATTACAAATGATTAAATACACTATACACGACACGAACTTTAAAGTAGACATTAACAGCGGTGAGCTATTTATTGAAAGAGATGGCAATGTTTTGGTTTTAGAAAACCACCTTGCTATCGAGCTAGTAGAAATACTAAGACAGAAGCTGTATATGCATAAAGACCAGAATGAAGGAGTTTTTAAACGATTCTTTAAATAACATGGAAGAACCTCAAGTACTCAATCCCTTTGGATACCTATCAGCGAACAAGGTACTCGATGAAAACCGCAAACCTAGTGAGTGGTGGATTGAGTACCTGGAGTTTAACGAAGTAGTAGCTGAAAACGAGTTCTATGTTCTGTTTGGAGATGGCTTACTGATTAAAAAAGGAAGGTCTAAGTTTAGGACTAGCCAATATCTAAAAGGAGAGAAGTTTATCTCGTTTAAGCAATACTATGGAAAAGAAAACTTATTGGAAGACGATTGGGTTCTTGTTGTTGGCGATTTGCCTAGTTAAATGGTGGATTGAGTTTTTAAAGATACACGCATGACACCACCATTCGCAATCCAGGTAGAAGAAGTACTAGAGCAGATTCATAAAATGCTTATTGACAAGAATCGTAAGTATGGCAACTCTGCCTTAGAGCCTCTAGGAGTTTTTAGTCAGTTGTCCGCAAAAGAAGGACTACTGATCCGTATTGATGACAAGCTAAAGAGAATCAAAAACGGAAGCTTACAGAAAGATGATGAGGATGTGGTAAACGATTTGATTGGCTACCTAATCTTATTAAAAATTCATGCAGATCAAGAATCAAAATATGACGAGTTAGACGGCTCTCATAAATGGGGAAAAGTCGAGTCTATACGCAATGGCATATAATTTACACAAAAGTGCGACAAAACTCTTAAATGCATATAATATGAGTCCAGACATCACGATGTGCTTAGGGACAGATTGTCCCTACAAAGAAACTTGCTTCAGATACACGGCTAAGCCTAGCGAGTATTGGCAATCCTACTTTACAGAGCCACCAATTAAGGATGGACAATGCGATATGTATTGGGGAGACCTGTCAGAAGCTGTTTTTAACCAGCTTAAAGATATTGTAAATGGTAAGGAGTAACTCGGAATTTTGCCGAATTGTAACCTATAAGTTTACAGATTGAGAACTTTTATTAATC